AGAAGTTGGAGTTGACGCAGCTGACGAAATGGCTGACGCAACACCACAAATCAATCATGTGGTTAGCGCAGCAGACGGATGTCAGCTACGGGACGGCTTGGGCTTGGGTAAAGGGCTTGAACAGTCCGACGTTGCCGAATGCAATGAGACTCAAAGTACTGACGGGGCTGAAGTTGGAGGACTTGACCAAGAAGTAGGAGAAGCCCGTGTTGACTGACGAAGAGCGGAAGAACTCGCAGAAGATACGGTCGCGGCGCTGGTATGAACGTAACCGCGACAAGGCGATAAAGAACGCTGCTGCTTGGAAGAAGGCAAACCCGGAGGGTAAGGCACAGACAAAGCGTGTTCTTCTTACGGATGAGGAACGCAAGGAACGCAGGCGAACAAGAATGCGCCGTTGGCAGGAAACTAGTCGCGAACACCTCAACCTATACCATCGTGACTACAATCATAAGCATCCGGACAAGGGCACCGCCAAGAGGAAGCGGTACTATGAGACCAACCGGGAGAAAATATTGAAGCAGGAACGTGCATGGCAGGAAACCAATCCAGAAAGATTTGCAGAGATGCAAGCTGCTTGGTATAGAAGGAATATCGAGAGATTACTACCAGTGCGAGCAGAAGCGAGCAGGGCATGGCACAAAGCTAACCCCGAGAAATGCTGTGCAATGGCCGCCAAGCGCCGCGCTCTCAAGTACTCCAACACGCCCATCAGCGAAATGCTGACATCAACCGAGTGGCTCGCGATCCTGGCAGAAGCGAACGGTCATTGCGCCTACTGTGGCAAGGAAACCAAGCTAACTCTCGATCACGTCATCCCCTTGTCGAAAGGAGGTAAACACTCAAAAGACAACGTCGCACCAGTGTGCGGACACTGCAATAGCTCCAAAGGCAACAAGAACTTGGAAGAATGGAACGCGAAGAGACTGAGACAAGCGAAGAACTAGCACCATAAATCAATCGATCTGGGAGGATCTGATGAATCGTAGTCCAGAACTGAACGAATTCGCAAAAGCATTGTCCGAAGTCCAGAAGGAGGCGTTGCTCGCCGCGGAAAACAGCGTCAACCCTCAATTTCATTCGAAGTATGCGGATCTGGCGAGCGTCTGGGGCGCGTGCAGGAAGGCGCTGACGTCGCACGGGTTCGCAGTGACACAGACAACCGACATCGATCCCGAGGGTGTCGTCCTCGAAACAACACTCATGCACACGAGCGGCCAGTGGATCACCGGCCGTTATCCTGTGAACCCAATCAAGCCCGACCCGCAGTCGCTTGGCAGTGCTCTCACGTACGCACGCCGCTTCGCCTTGTGCGCCATGGTCGGGATCATCGCAGGTGACGACGACGGCGAGGCATCGGTTGGACGCAAGGAAGCCGACGTAAATAGCCCCGCCATGGACGCAACGATCGAGAAAGTGACGGGCGAAGTGTTGGAGTACCACGCGGGAACGAGCACGTACAAGAAGCCCGAGTGGATCCACTTCATCGGTGCCGTCGCGAGCAAGTACAGCATCGAGTGCATGTACAAGGAAGAGCTCGCGAAGATGAGCCATGACGACCTGCAGGCGTATGGAACCGCTCTCCTGAACAAGGCGCACGACAAGAAGGCGAGCGAATGACCTGCAAACAGTGCCCGTGGGCGAATGACCGCGGTGTCCAGACTCGCATGTGCCCGGTCTGCGGCGGGAGGGCAACATGATGACGGCGATGGATGCAGCGACGGCGCTGACAACCTATGTCAAGGCCCGCAAGATGCTGGCCGACATGGAGACATTACCGGAAATTCAGCAATATAAGCAGGTCACGGCACAGGTCATTGCGCTGGAAGGTTTGGTTAAAGACGCCGTGAAACAGTCAAACACGGCGCACATCGAGTACCTAGGCTACGAGGCCATCCTGACGATCCGGCATCCGGCCCCATCGATTGTTTATGACCTCCCGAAGATCGAAGCCGAGCCCTGGGGTTCGGCATGCATTGTCAAGACGGTCGACGAGAAGATTCTGGTGGCAATCGCGAACGCCAAGAACATCGACGTCGAGCTATTCCGAACCGTAACCGCCGCGAAGGAGATCCAGGCCGTGACGGTGCGCGAAGTGAAAGTTGAAATGCAGAAGGTGGTCGGAGATGCGCCTGTTCGGGCATAGGGTCCTGTCACGGTTGGAAGAGGCGCAGATGTTTGCGGCGGGCGTGGAGGTCGCCCGCCTGCGCCGGGAGAAGAAGGTCCTGCTCGACGAGTTCGCTGATCTGCGGATGCTCTATGCAATGGTCCTGCGCGACCGTGAGCGGCAGCAGGAACTGCTCAATGGGTTCGCCGAGACCAGGGAACCGCGGAACAGCGGCACACAAGAACAGGTGTGCCGGACGACAACGTGACTGGTGTGCCATGGTCGTCAGCTATCAGGAACACGGCCGCATGTGGAAATCGCCTGCAGCCCTCGAGCATATCATCCGTACCCGTATCCCGGCAGCTCGGCGGCACAAACATGTCCAGGAGACCGAAGAACTCTGGCGGCTCTATCGCCGGTACTGTCAGCATAATACTCAGCGTACCGCATAGCCACATCCTTGACAAAGATGGCATGTCGCGCATCATGTTCCAGCCGGGACATTATGCCTTTCTCCCAGATCGGTTGGTGCCCCGGCATCTGTTTCGATACGGTCTGGGAGAAGAACATGACCAAAGGACTTGACAAGATTTTGTACCATACTAGACTTGTCGATGAGGGATGCGGCAGCCGCCTGATCCGTGCGCTGGGGGAGAGTACTCCCGCCGCTTCCACGATCCCGGCCCGCCCCTCATCTTTTCATTTGGACAGTGGAAAAGGATCGCGACGATGACACACATTGAGACAGCACTCCTTCAGCAGCATCCCGCCAACGGCTAATGCCATGAGTCTACACGGCGTGATTGATGACTATTGCCATCTGCGACGCAGGTCTGTCACGGTCGGTGACTGTGAGACTTGCCTTACCGAACGCAAATGCGATCCAATGTGTCTCTATCGCGGCTTCGTATGGGCGCGAGCTGATGACAAGAAACCGCTATGGCAATCCCGCTATGAAACGGCCCGCAAGCGGGTGTTGGCGCTCACTCCCTATAAACCATGACTCCTGACACTAAGGGTCCCTGGATCGCCCTTTATCAGAAGACTCTCTATAGCGAGACCTTCAACAGCTTGACCTGTCTGGAGCGTAGTGTCTTTCTCCAAGGTTTATTTCTAGCTGCTCGGATGGAATATGACTGCCTCTACAATAAGCACTACTATCACCTCCTTCCGGGTCAGTTTGTCATTTCCCAGCGAGAGCTTGCCCAGCAGTGTGGCGATGGTTGCAGCCGGAAGATTGTGCGCTCAACCATTGACAAGCTAGTAACTGCTCAGACGTGGGCCCACAGCAGGGCCCAGTCAGGGGCCCAGTCGCCAAGTCTGATAACCTTCATCAATTGGAGCGTCTACCAGCGTCCCTTGAATGAGAGGGCACAGTCGAGGGCCCACAGCAGGGCCAAGCTAGGGCCCACAGACACCCCTCAACCCCTGATTAATGGCGGGGAAAATGCCTCCTTACAAGGTAGTTACAAGGTTGGTACAAAAGGGCCTTCCTTAAATGGTTTCAAAATTGAGAGCCAAAAGCTAACAACACAGACCCTTGAGGAAAAGACTTGGGCAGGCATCCCCTCTGGCAGCTACAAGTGGCCGGAACATGAGCGTATCGGCAACTATGATCCAGACAAGGATGAGGACCGCTAAGATGGCTGGTACACTTTCCAAAGAGATGGTCGAGCTCTACCGCGAGCGTTTTGCAGAATGGATGAATCTCATCGTCCGCGGCATCCGGCTAGCCGATGACTTCGGGCCTGAATGCTTGGTCTGGGATCCACGGTTATGCCGCGCGAACGCCCAGGTCGAAGCTTCGCTGCAGTTCGCCACCGCCCGGAAGATCGGCATTGTGTTCATGGGACCGAAGGGAACCGGCAAGACGACGTCCGCCGTGCATTGTGCCCTCGAGTACCTCAAGTGGCGCTGCTGGCAGGACTTGCTGATCAAGGGCGATCTGCCTCTCCCTGAGCACGCGCTGTCGATCTGGACCGCGCCACATCTGTTTGCAGTCCTATCTTGCATCTACGGCAAGCAGGGTGAAGAATCGCGCGCCATCGTCCACGAGGCACAGACCGCGCGTGTCTTCCTCATCGACGACGTGGGGCTGGAGGGTGGCAATCGAGATGCGGTCGCTGCGTTCTACGAAATTGTCAACGGTCGTTACCAGAAACAGCGCCCCATGTTCGTGGTGACGCAGGTGGTCCCGGGTGCCTGGGACAATAGAGAAATGGTGGGGACTGATGAACAGATAATGGTTGTCCCCGGCTACCGAAATGGAGATCTTGCGTCCTGCGCCGACCGGTGGAGAGCATCATGTGAATGGATTGCACTGACGGGTCCGAGCATGCGTTAAAACGTAAGACAATCGATCTGGGAGGATCACAATGGAAGCAACAGCAAGCAGCATCACGACGTTCAACTTCGCCGGACATGAGCCGGTGCGGACGTCGGTCATCGAGGGCAAGGTCTGGTTCGTAGCGAAGGATGTCTCGGCTATCTTGGGCTTGAAGTGTTGGGCTGACCAAGTATCGAAACTGGAGGCTGATGAAAAGGGTTCAGTAGTTACCCCTACCCTTGGAGGACGTCAGTCGATGACGGCAGTCACCGAGGCCGGACTCTACATCTTGATTATGCAGTCAAGAAAGCCACAGGCGCACGCTCTGCGTAAGTGGATCGTGTCGGATGTGTTACCATCTCTGCGAGCGAAAGGCACCTATACTGTCCCGTCTGTTCAGATGCCCACGGTGCCGACCTCGTTTAGTGCCGCGCTCTACCTGGCAGCCAAGCAGGCTGAGCAGATCGAACAGCAGACTGCCCAGCTGGCACTTGCCGCCCCGAAGGTCGCCTTCTTCGACACCGTCGCCTCGAGCTCCGACACCACGGACATCGGCACGGTCGCCAAGGTTCTCGCTATCCCGGGCATGGGAAGAACCACGCTGTTCGAATTTCTGCGGAAGGAAGGCGTTCTCATGCAGAACAATCGCCCGTATCAGAAGTTCGTCGACATGGGTTTGTTTCGTGTCATTGAGTCGTCCTGGACAGATCCTGACGGCAACCAACACGTCTATTTCAAGAGCGTGGTGTACCAAAAAGGCCTCGAGTTCATCCGCCAGCTGGTCCAGGTGACGCAGGCATGAAGCGCGCCATTCTGTGCGAAGTCTGCAAGCATCAGGCCTGTACTTTCAACTTTCTGCTGCATCGCAAGACCATGATGTGCTTGGTCCGTCCCGGGATCGTCGCCGAGCAGGTGATTTGCCGCAAGTTTGATGAAGGGCAGACGGCCATTGACCTTGGCAACGACATTTGCCGGGTGATTGACGACCTGCTTGCTGAAGCTCATGGCGTCACCATGGACGATCAGCAGGTGAAGATCAAGGTCGAGGCGGCGCGATGATGTGGTTCGCTGTCGGCCTGATGATCGTGTCGGCGTTCGTTGGCGTCTTCTGTCTTGCAGTCATCGTCCTTGGGCATCGCGTTCACTGGCTCGTGCGTCTCGGTCTGCTGGAGGAACGATGAAGAGAATCGGCAAGCTCGTGCTCATGACCGAGAGAGAATTGAACTCATTCGCTTGGCTGAATGAGGACATCCAGAACGAGGTCAAGTTCTGGCATGACGCATCGGCGACGTGGGATGCAGAACGAGCAAACCGCCGGGCTGAGCGCAAGAAGGCCTTCCAGGCAGGCGTGTTCCATGCCTCCGGTGGATATGCCAAGGCCATGAAAGACCTGCGGGCAAAGCTCGCTGGTACGACAGCCACCATGTGCCGGGCGTTCGACTTGCTGGCGAAGTGGCGCCCACTGGTCGAATCCCTGGAGACCTATCCGAACCAGTTCGTCGAGATCGGGTTCGATGGCGCGATGATGCACTTTCCGGTGAAGCGCTGGAATAAAGACGGCACAGCGTATCTGGCAACCGTCCAGTACCAGGACAAACAATATCCGGACCATCAGGTCACGGCGATGTTGAGAGAATTGGCGCATGGCGATGATGTGAGCGACGCGGACGCCGGGGCAGACTTCGATGTTGTTGGCGTTGCCGTAGCACAGGAACGGAGGCGGACGTGAGAGTGAACATCAAGCCCTCGCAGGAGATGATCGCCGTCACCTTCCGCTACTACTGGCGCGTGAAGTTTGTCCTCGAAGAAGGGAGATGGATCTGCTTAGTCCCCTGGATGCCTCAGGGCAAGGACGTCACGATGGACATTCCAGTCGATCACTTCAAGATGATGCAGAAGGAGCAAGACGAAGGCGACCCTGTCTTCGGGGCAGAGCCGTATCATAACGCGAGGCGATACTATCGCATGGTCGTGGTGCAAGAGTTGAACAAAATGCCAAAGGAGGCGGTATGACCAAGGTTGAAGAACTACGAGCGAAACTAAATAACGTACTTGACCCTGCGTTGAAGTTCGGCAACGTCAAGGATGTTATGGCCGTTGACCCAATTCTGAACGCCCTCCTTGTTGCTAAGTATGCCGAAGGCGTGGCAGAGGGGGCAATGGTTGGGGTAAGCAAGGAACGGCGAAGATTGAAGGCAGCAAGAGATAGAGAAGGGACACGCTCTATCAACGGGGTCAGGCACTATCTCATTCCCGTAAGAGCGTTCTCTGTTCCAATCGACTCCCTCCTCGCCCCCACAAAGGGGGGGAAACCATGAGGGGACTTTATGGCAAGTACACCATCATCAAGAATGAAACAGGTAAAGAGGTGGAGGGTGACTACTTCGTCCTGAAGCTGACTGACCCGCACGCTCCTGTTGCACTTCGTGCGTATGCTGATTCCTGTAGGGCCGAGAACTCCCAACTGGCAAATGACCTGCTGGCATGGCTGGACGCTGTCCTCACCCCCGACACAAAGGAGGGGAAGAAATGAATGACATACCGAAAGGATTGCACTGTAACTGGCCGGATAAGGATGGCGAACACCACGGCTGTCAACTGCGGAGTGGTAGCGCAGGTTGTTATTGTGAGGCCTTTCCTGGAGCAATGTTCCGCGAGCAAGTGCCAGTGAAGCCGCCAAAGGGGAGACGTTACCATATGTGGCTGTATACTCGTTTGCCAGAGTGCGTGAAGAACTATCCCTATGGGGGCACGGTGACGATTGTCGCAAAGGAGAAGCCGTGACCCCCACTGAATTGTGTCTTTCGTTTGACCGCTCGATGGACTTGACCAAGCATAACATCATCCTAGTCGGTTGTTGCTTCTGCTACGTCAGAGACAATGATGATCAGCAGGTCAAACTCATAGAACGAAGCAGGATGGAAGACATCGATGATCTGAAGGGCGAAATGACGTTCCTCAGCCATGCGCCTACGGTCGGCGAACTGTTGGAGTACCTGCTCGGACTGGATGCCGTGGAATATGCCGCCAAGATGGGGTTCCGGACTCTTGCTGAGAATGGACGATATGGGTCTATCCGCATCTCGAAGGTACATTTTCAGTTTGGTTCGGACGGTTATCTCACGCAGATGTCACGGCCAATAGAGGCTGGCACTTCCAGCGCAATGATTAAGGATACTCTTTTCGAACTAGTAATGGAGATTGCGGCATGAATCGCACCTCAATCGACTGGGCCGACAAGACATGGAACGCAGTCCCCGGATACGAAGGCTACTACGCTTCTCGGGACGGGCAGATCGTCTCGCTCAGAAGGCGCAATCGCCACATCATGAAGCCCATTGTTGGTCAGGACGGACACCTCTACGTGTTCATGTCCGTTGACAGAGAGGAACACAAGATGTATGTCCACAGAGCTGTGCTGTCTGCTTGGAAGGGATTGCCTACAAACGGCCAAGAAGCCCGGCACCTTAACGACAACCCAAAGGACAACGACATCCGCAATCTCGAGTGGGGAACACGCCTTGAGAACATGAATGACAAGCGGATAAACGGAGGAATGTCCGACGGTGAGAAATCTGGTACGCACAAACTCACAAGAGAAGACGTTCTGGCAATCCGACAACTTCATGGTACGAAGACGCTGCGGGCGCTAGGACAGCAGTTCGGCGTATCACATACTGCCATCAGACGTGCTGCCCTAGGCATCAAATGGGGTTGCGTCAAGGAAGGATTGAGATGAAGAAGACGACGATCGATTATGCCGAGTATTCTTTCAACCCCATAACGGGCTGTCAGCATGGCTGTTCTTACTGCTATGCCCGCAGGATTGCTACTCGCTTCGGTGCCGACACCTATTACTTTGACACCACATATCCCGACAGGCCGCATCTGCACTATATTCGGTTTAATGTTGAAGAAGAGTTTGTTGATCTGACCTTTGAAGATCAACACGGCCGGCCGATGATACTGGGTTCCCGAGAAAACCGCAGTTTGTATCCATTCAACTTCGAGCCGACGTTCCATGAGTACCGTTTGCCTGAACCGTCGTGGGTCAAGAAGCCCTCGCGGGTGTTCGTCTGCTCGATGGCGGACCTGTTCGGTGACTGGGTGCCGGATGAGTGGATTGCTAGAGTCTGCGAGGCGTGCGACAAGGCCCCGCAGCATGCCTATCTGTTCTTGACAAAGAATCCGATGCGGTATCGGTGTCTGGTTCCCGTCTTCGACAAGTACCTGCCTCCGTCCTTGAAATGGGGGGCACGGCCGAACTGGTGGTTGGGCGCGACGTTCGATACCGCCAACGATACCTCGACCTTTCGTGATCACCTGGCTGAGATCAAGGCTCGCGGTTACCATACCTGGGCTTCGGCTGAGCCCCTGCTCGAGGACATTGCTCCTATGATGGACTGGGAGGACAGCATCGACTGGCTGGTGATTGGTGCCATGACCGGACCAGAAGCAAAGAACCGGCAGCCGCAACGAGAATGGGTCGAGGCCCTTGTCGAGGGCGCGAAGGTGCACAGCATTCCGGTGTTCATGAAGAAGAACCTCGCCGGCGTCTGGCAGGTGCCATTGATCCAGGAACTACCAAAGGAGATCAAATGATTGAGCTCCCGAATGGTGATCTTGTCTTGGATAGCGGCATTGTCATCGAGGCTGCCCGTCGTACGAGAACGGAAGTCTACTCGCGCGTAGTCGGCTATCTCCGCCCTGTCGCCCAGTGGAACAAAGGCAAGAAAGCGGAATGGACCGACAGGATTGACTTCAAGGTACCAAAAGGAGACCATATCGCTCAGCACTAACATTTGACAATTGTATGAAGAATCAATCGATCTGGGAGGATCTCATGAGCACGGCAGCAGAACGACGGCGCAAGCCGGTATCAGATTGTTCCAATGAAATTCTTGATCCCGAAGCATACGCTCGCAAGACGCGAAAAGAGACATCACGCCAGGCAGAAGTTCTCGCATGGCTCGCCATGAACGATTTCGTGTTCTGGAGACAGAACACCGGGGCTGCCACGCACAACTATCAGCGCAAGGACGGTTCATTCGGCAGGTCGTTCATCCGTTATGGCGTCAAAGGTCTGCCCGACATCCTGGCGATCGAGCCGGGTACGGGCCGCCTGATTGGCATCGAAATGAAGCGGCCGACGGTTGACCAGAGTGACCCACAAAAGGAATGGCAGGCACGCTTCGAATCTACGGGCGCTGTGTACTTGGTCATCCGCAACGCAGAGGAACTCGAGGCCTGGTGGCACGCCCGGCAGGTGGCGCCATGAAGTGGTCATCCTGCAAGCCATGCCACATCGACCACGACCAGATTGTCGTCATCATAATCGCTGTCCTACTCGTGGTCCTGTGCATTGTAGCCTTTCTGCTCCTTGCCCCTCATCAGGCGACCGCGGGTGATGTGGTCAACCTCCGTACTGCCCGCCGGCTGGCAGCCGTCGCCCTTCCTCTGGATAAGGTGACGACACGCGCATCAGAGCCCATCAAGGTTCTGTACATGGAGTGCACAGCATATGCGCCGACTGTGGCTGAGTGTGACGGCGACCCGTTCACGACAGCGTCAGGCCAAAAGGTTCGCGTCGGAGGCGTGGCGGCAGATTGGCGCGTCCTGCCCTGTGGAAGCATCGTCACCATCGATGGGTACAACGGAGGCAAACCCTGTACAATCATCGACCAGGGAGGGGCCATCAAAGGGCTGAAGCTGGACGTTTTCATGTGGTCGGAATCGGACGCGCGGCAATGGGGCAGGCGCAAGGCCGTTCCCGTTGAAATATTGCGGATAGGGTGGTAAGGATGACACCCTTGTTCCCGCTTGATTCGCGCGCCCTTTCGAGTATAATAACATGGTGGCTAAGACGGCCCAATTACCCGTCTGAAATCCAGACTCGCCTCTGGTGCCACCACAGTCAAAACAGGCGAGAAAGGCGAGTGTGAGACGATGAAACTCGGAAGTCATTTTACTGACGAACAGAGAGCCAGACTGTCTTTGGCTGGCGAACAACGTCGTGGAATACCCAAATCTGACATAACGCGAGCGAAGATATCCGCGGCGCGCATGGGTATTAAGTTTTCAGACGAAACGAAAGCCAAATTATCAGCAGCAGAGATGGGGAACAAACGTGGTCTTGGACATCATCATGAGGTGTCTGCGGAGACGCGGGCCAAGCTTTCAGCGGCACTTAGGGGTAAACCCGGTTGGAATAAGGGAATTCCAGAACCCGAAGAGCAGAAAAGGAAACAGGCCATTATGATGATGGGGAATAAATACTCTCTCGGACATCATCCCTCAGGAGAGACGAAAGCAAAGCAAAGTAAGGCTGGTTGGGAAGGCGGTCGGTTGGTATCAGGAGGCAGGCGGTGGAAAGCACAGGCAAACAGATGGCTACGGCGCTCGCAGCTCAAGGATATGTCGTCATGCACACATCACACAGTCTCTGCGAGGTCGCAGATCCCCGTCTTCCCTTCCAGCACGTCCTGTGTATCCTCGCAGACCGGTTGCATTTGGTAAATGGCAAGGTGATCCTGCGGACTCAAGACGGCAGGCGGCGCATGTACCGGATCTGCGATGGCATCGTTGCCGAGGAAGTAGAGATTCTCCCGCCGGTTCATGTGGCCCACACGCGCCTTCTACAGCCACAGCCCCCTCGTCATGTCTATTACGGCATCATCCCGGTGGGCAAGGGCAAGTGGAGAGCGGTGGTGAATACGACAGATCCGGTCACCCATAAGACGCATGTCATCACTAGCCACTATGTCGACGACCCGGAGACTGCGGCGAGGGAACATGACCGCATCGCCCGCGAGTGTGCCGGAAAGGGTATGGTTGGTTCACGCGTTCATTTGAACTTCCGGGTCGGAAAGAATAGTAACAGTCGCTGAAAGTTGAACCACAGCGTGAGCGTTGTACTATAGGGATGCTAATCGATCTGGGAGGTCGAACGTGACGAACAGCAGTGCTGACGATGGCGCAGGCGCGCGTATGATGCCGTGTCCTCATGCGCGTCATCAGCCATGATCCCTTTCATTGATTACAGGTGTTTTCCTTCCTCATGCACCCGCGGGACTGGCTCATTGAGCAAGGCCTTTACCTCCTTCTGGCGTAAGCTGCGCGGACATCGCAGCTCGGTCCCGCCCTGGGTGAATATCTCGGAGCTGCCTTGATGGCTAAGCTACCCGTCAGCCCGAAGAAATCAATGAAGACGCAGCACGGACCTGTCGTCCATACGCCTGAAAAACCACCCGAAGAAAAACGCGGACGGGGGCGTCCTTCCCTTCCTTATGACAAGGAGCTCCATCCTCGCTGGGCGTGGTCGCTTGCCATTGATGGAAAGACGGAGCCGCAGATCGCTGCGCTCATGGGCATCGGTCTCACCACACTTCGGAAGTGGAAGCAGCAACAGTCTGATTTTGCGGCAGCCATAAACGATACTCGCGAGAACGCCGATGCGCACGTTGAAGCGTCGCTCTACAAGCGCGCCTGCGGATTCACCAGCCACGAGGACAAACTCACTAAAGACGGCGAGGTCGTGTCCTGTGCGGTGGAAATTGTCCCCGATGTGGCGGCGGAAATTTTCTGGCTGAAGAATAGAGAGCCCAAAAAATGGCGCGACAAGCAGGACGTGAACCTGTCCGGCCATGTCGATGCGGGCAAGCCCGACCTCACCAGGGTCAGCGAGACGGAACTGAAAGCCGCCCTTGCCCTGGTCTCCAAACTGACGGGGAAAGTGTGACGCCCTTCGTGTTCCGATGTTCGTATTCCGCAGGAGTACACCGCATGGATAGCGGTCTGCAGGTCGCGCTATGACAACGGCCTCGAATATGTACGCCGCGAAAAATGAAATGCGGTCGCAGAGCGGGGAACAGCCGACGTCCAACACCCGCAAACCGAGATTTGCGTCTGTGGATAACTCTGCCGCCCTGAAATTCCTCGTCGAACATCAGCCGGAACTGGAAGCCGAACTCTGCGGACGTTCTCTTTCTGAGTTCGTCGCCCGCGCCTGGCCCATCATCGAGCCGGGGTACGATTATATACCGAACTGGCACATCGATCTCCTGTGTGAATATCTCACCGCGGCAGCCAACCACCAGATTAAGCGCCTGGCCATTATGATTCCGCCGCGGTACATGAAGCTGTGTGCTGACAGCACGCCAGTATTGACTCCGCGCGGATGGACGACGCACGGGGATCTTCGCGTCGGCGATGAAGTGTTTACCCCATCCGGAAAACCGACAACGATAGTCGCACTCTCTGCGAAGGGAATGGCAGATTACGAGGTCACATTCACCAACGGTGAGCGTATCAAATGCAACAGCGATCACCTCTGGACGGTGTACGATCGTCGACACGGCAAGTGGGGCACGCGCCGCACCGAGGACCTCGCCAAGCTGCAACTATGGTCGGGTGACCGCGCAACGTTTCAGACTCCCGAGGTGGCCGCTGTCGAGTTCCCTGAAGCAGAGCAACCACTCCCCGCATACTTCCTCGGGGCGTGGCTTGGCGATGGAAGCGAGTGTAAGCCCGCGATCACACGCAACCCACAAGAGCATGAAGTGATCTCTCGGATTGAGTCGCTCGGCATCATGACGACGACTGAACATATGCACCCTACCGGAACGTCCATATGCACGTACTTCGCTCGGCAGGACGTCATCCAGCGGCTCCGTGAAATCGGGGTGTATGGCGACAAGCACATTCCCGGCGCCTACAAGTACGCATCGGTGAAGCAGCGGTTGGAGCTTATGGCTGGGTTAATCGACACGGACGGATCGTGCGACAAGGACGGACGGATCACATTCGCCAACAGCAACAAGGCGCTTGTCGAGGATGTGACCGAAGTCGCAGCGGGACTCGGATGGAAGCCGTATATCATCGAGGTCGAAACCGAGCCGTTCGGCAAATATGGTGGTGGCCGGAAGCATTGGCATGTTTGCTTTAACCCCACACAGGATGTTCCGGTCGCGTTGGATCGCAAGCGCCCGAAGCGTCGTGCTGTTGCAAGGCGCATAGGCATCCGGTCGGTGGATATATCACTTGCGCCCGAAGTCGGCAACTGCATCTCAGTGGCCGCCGATAAGGGGCTATACCTCGTCGGGCGCAAGTGCGTGCCGACGCACAACTCCATCCTCACGTCCGTCATGTGGCCATGCTGGATCTGGACGCAGGATCCGACAGCACGTTTCATGTTCGCGAGCCATTCCGATGAGCTCTCGACGAAACATTCACTCGACCGGCGCGCCATTATCAGTTCTCCGTGGTACCAGGAGCGCTGGGGCGATAAGGTGCAATTGGCCGGCGACAACAACCTCAAGACTGTGTACACGGACACGGCAACAGGCGTCATGCGTGCGATGTCGGTCGGATCCGGCGTGACGGGCTTGGGCGGCAATTACCTGGTAGCAGATGATCTCGTGTCAGCTCTCCGGGGCGACAGCCAACTGTACCGTGACACGGCCAATACGTTCTTCGACCGATCTTTCTACAACCGTCTCGACGATAAGAAGAACGGCGTGGTGGTCGTCATCATGCAGCGACTGCATACGCAGGATCTCATCGGCCATATCCGGGCGACGTGCGCCCAGGACAACTGGACGTTCGTCGAAATCCCAGCAGAAGCCGAACAGGATGAGCGCATCGTGTTCCCCATCTCGAACCGCGTCATTGAGCGTAAGACAGGTGACCTGCTCTGGCCCGAACGTGAAGGACCTGCGGAGCTGGCTGCCGAAAAGGAACGCCTGGGTTCCTATGGCTTCGCTGCCCAGTACCAACAGAACCCAGTCCCGCGTGAAGGGGCCCTGGCGAAGAGGGAATGGTTCAAGATCGTACCCGCTGCGCCCGCCGACATCAAGCAACTCCTCCGCCGCTGGGACCTGGCCGCCACCGAAGTGCGACCCGGCAAGGACCCGGACTATACCGCGTCCTGCCTGGGCGGTATGCTCGAGGGCGTTTTCTACATCCTGCACATGACGCGTGACCGCCTCAGCCCCATGCACGTCGAAGAGCTGGTCAAGCAGTGCGCTCAGCTGGATACGGAGTACGTGCTTGCACGCAAGGTGCACTTGGCTATCTGGATGGAGCAGGAGCCGGGCAGCTCGGGCGTCAATACCATCGACAACTACGCCCGTCATGTCCTCGCTGGCTATGACTTTCACGGCGACAAGGTCACGGGCAACAAGTTCGAGCGCGGCAAGGCTTTCCTGGCTGCTGCCGAGGCGGGCAACGTCTGTCTTGTGGCCGCGCCATGGAACGAAGCGTTCCTGGACGAGATGAGCGTGCTCGGCGTCGGCGCGCATGACGACCTGTACGACACCGCCGACGGGTGCTTCACGCAGGCCAACGCACAGAGACAGAGCCATGGAGGGCATAATGGGTGACGTTTTGAATCTGGTCGAGGATGCATTCGTGCGTTCCGAAGCCCGGAGTGTCCAGGCGGCCAAGGATATGCTCCCGCTCTACGAGAACGCCTATGACGGTGTCTATCGCATCTACCTGCCACTCAAGGTGCGGGAAGAGTTGGCCAATCGCCTCGGGATCCGGACCAACCTGTGCGCGGCTGTCGTGGACGCCATGGTCAGCAAACTCGATCTCAAGAGCTATACCGCTGACAACGAGACAGACCAGCAGATCCTCGTGGAAGAATACGAATACAACCAGCTCGAGCTGCAAAGCACGGAGGTCCACCGCGTCACGGCCATTGACGCCGACGGGTACATGATGATCTGGCCGGAGTATGACGCCCTGAACAAGGCGACCAAACACGCCTTTGTCCGGACATTGGCCGCGCAGGACACCGATATGGTCTACTCGCCGACAGACAAACTCCTGCCGATTCGATGCACCCACCAGTGGTATGAAGAAGAACTGGGAACCCAGTACACCGGAAAGCCGGTCATCCGGCGCGACATTATGACGGCCGCGACCATCCACCGACAGTACAGCGTCTCGGGCGACGGGGACAAATGGCGCGACTGGACGTTCGACGGCCTCCCCGGCATCGTGAAGAACGACCTCGGCGTCATCCCGGTCGTCCACTTCCGCAACAAGATTGGGCTCAGTCCCTTCGGCACGTCGGAGCTGGAGAACGCCCTGCCGATCCAGGAGGATATCAACCGCCTGGTCCAGGACGCGATGATCCGTTCGTACTTCAACGGAGGCCAGCAGATCGCGATCGCGGGCGTCGACTTCGACAAGTACAACGACGGCAAAGGTCTGTCGCGCGAGGCATGGGCGGCATGGTTCTTCGACAACGAGAATGCCAGCATCACTGTCATCCCTCCGCAGAAAATGGACGACATGTGGAACTCCGTCGACAAGCGCATCGACCACCTGGCACGGGTGACGCGCACGCCCATGAGCTATCTGGACCCGAAAGCGGTCCCCTCCGGCGTGGCGATGCAGGAAATGAGCGGGCCACTCATCGACAAGGTCTATGAAGCCCAGACCGTGCTCGGTTCTGCCTGGGCGCGCGTATTTCAACTCATTCTGAAAGTGCGGACCGGGAACATCATTCCGGTACACGTGGAGTGGGAAGAGCCGTTTGTCCAATCAAACATCGATACTGACCTCAAGCTCTTTGCCGCCGGTGCGATCTCACAGGCGGAGCTCCTGCGCCGCCAGGGCATGAACCAGACGCAGATCGATACCATCATCGCCGAACGTCAGGAAGAGCAGCGGCAGGCAGCGACCTCGATCTTCAAACTGCCGACCATCGTGCCGCCTATTGGAGCCTCATGAACGAACTCCTCAACATCGCTGAACAGCATACACAGGTATATCTGGATGCCTACGTGGAGCAGGCGACGGCGCTCGCTCGTCAGGGCGGCAAGGTGCTCACGACGCAGACAGGACGGACGGCACTCGACGCGCTCACCTCATGGGCTGCCATTCAGGGTGTGCGGATGTGCGACAGCCTCGTCAAACAGGTGCTGACATTGGCGGACAAGTACCAGGCAGAGAGCTACAAAGTGTATCTCGCCCAATATCCCGTCGCCCTTCCTGCACCGTGGCAACAGGCGCTCGGCTATATCCTCGGCGGCGGGTTCGATTCCGTCGCCTTGGCCGAAGTCAAGAAGTGGAGAGAGACGGAGGGGTTCTCTCTCTCAAGGGCCTTGTGGAACTATGCCGACGGCGCACAGCACACCATCACAGACGTGATCACGCAGTCGGTCAACGAGAGCTGGTCGTTCAAGCAGCTCGAAGAGAAGCTGGCGGCATCGCTCACGGAAAAGGGTAAGGATAATCTCGCGTTCAACGTCCGGCGTCTCTACGTCAACGAGGTCAATACGGCGTGGACCTGTGACCGCAAGGCCATCACCGACGCCATGCCGTTCATAGATAAAGTCGAACTTGTGCGTGGCGAGGACGGCGACCCGACGTGCGAGCGTTGTAATACGGCTATTGGGCTACCCGGAACGAGGGTGATTGTCCCCAAGGAGGGTGCAGATTTGGCACCCTATCACCCGTTCTGTGTCGACTCGTGGAACGACGTGCTGCCAACGGCCGACGAGATGGTCACGGCACTGAAGACATTATGAGTGAGAAGATGGCGGTTTTCCGTGCTCGGCAAGCGAAGAAATCCAGAGAGAACCAGACACATGGTTTTCTTTCCTCACCAGAGGCGACCGTGCCGATGTCTGCCTATCTGAAGGTTCTCGACGACATGAATACTTGGCGCAAGCGGGCAGTCGACGCAGAGGCCCGCCTGTGCGGATCAGGGGACATTCTGGCTGATGGAAGATTCGAGGTGAAGAAAGGAGATTGAGATGCCACTGAAGAAAGGATATGGAGCCAGGTCTGTTGGCGCGAATATCAAGACGGAGCTGAGGGCTGGGCGTTCCCATAAGCAAGCCATCGCTATCGCCCTCTCTGTCGCAAGGAAGGCAAAGAAGAGTCATGGGAAATAGCCCTATTCGCCGCGTCGGCGTTAAGACGTAAAAGGAGCCTGACATGATGAGTAGGTACTTTGCACCAGGCGAAGAGAATCCAGCCGGCACTCCGACGCCAGTCGTAAAAGCGGAGATAGGTGCCGAAGAGAAGCATGAACCGACGATTCCCTACGAGCGGTTTGCCGAAGTGAACCAGCAGAAGGCAGCTGCTGAGAAGAGAGCGGCTGACGCGCAGGCACAGCTCGACAAGATCGCGCAGGACAAGAAGACAGCCGACGAAAAGGCCTTGGCGGAACAGGGCAAGTGGAAAGACCTTGCCGACGCCAAGGACAAGGATATCGCCGTCATGAAGCAGCAACTCCAGAACGCGACGATCACCAACGCCATCGTCATGGCAGCTCAGGCTGCCGGTGCCGTTGACCCTGCTGCGGTTGTGGCCCTGCTTGACAAGAGCAAGCTCACGGTCGGAGCGGACGGCATTGTTGTTGGCGTCAAGGAAGCGGTGCAGTCGTTGCTGAAGGAGAAGACCTACCTAGTAGGACAGACCGGTTCCGGATACCACATGGGAGCCGGTGGCGGAGGTGGCGGAGATGAAGGCGGCGAGAAGAAGCACCGTCTCGTGGACGCCCTCCAGGAAGCTATCCACGGGTAACGTGGAGAAGGAGTAATCAATGGCATTTGCCAATGCAATATACCACAACGACGCGCTCGCCACGCTCCAGGACGAACTGAGTCCCGAGATCGCGACGCAGATCGTCCAGAAGGCAAGCACGCTGCAGCTCATGACCAAGCGCCCGACGGTGACGACGAAGAAGCTCATCATCCCGTGCAACTCGGCCGCGATCACCGCAGACTTCGTCGAGGGCGGCACCACCGATCTCGGTGAGAACATCCCAGTCAGCAACGCCGCGTGGGAGTCCGTGAACATGTACATGGAGAAGGTGGGCGTCATCGTCCCCATCTCCGTGGACGACATCGAGGACTCCGACTTCGACCTGGAGGCGGAGCTCGTTCCCGCCATCGCCGAAGCCTTCGCCGTCAAGATCGACGCCGCCATCATCCACGGGACCGCCAAGTCCACCAACTGGCCGGCTGGTCTCTACACCACAGCTCTCGCCGCAAGCAATGTCGTCTCACTGGCCGCCTTTGACGACCTCTACGACGCCGTGCTCGGGGCGACCGGTCTCTTCAGCAAGATGGAGG